CGACTTTCCCATTTTCAAAAAGCACACTCAGCGACGCGACGCCGCTCCAGGGGTCGGCTTTCTTTGCGCCCGTCGTCAGGTGCGGCACGATCGGGAGGTCGGTCGATTGTTTGATCCCGACGTAATGCATCTCGCCGAACGCGTTACGCTCGACGGCGATCGCAGAGACGCGCCCCCGAAACCGATTAAACTCTTCGATGACCGCGGTACGCAGTTGCGCGGGGGAGAGTCCGCGCTTTCTGAACATGCCGAGTAAATAATGGTCGCCCGTATCAAGATCTCGGCCCCACGTCGTACCGACCGTATAGTCGGTGTCTCGCGCCTCCGCGTCGCGTACGCTCTGTACGAGACTAAAGTCCCAACCTTGTACTATCTCGAGCCGCTCGACTCGTGGGATCTCATACATCGAGAGCTCACTCCCGCGCGCTTTCGCGTCGCTGAGCCAGTCGTATTTAAACGCCGACGCGCTGTCGTCTTGTACCCTGTGTTGAAACTCGCGCGCGAAGAGTTGCGCGCCCATTGATCGCCGCTCGCGTAAGAGATACTCGATGGGGCGCTCCTCGGGCCACAGTACGCGCGACTCTCCCTCGATGCTCACACCACATATCACTTCCCTCCCGTCGCGCGTCTCTGTCTCGTACGCGTACGCCGTAGGCATTTGCACGATAGCGGGGTCTTCGATCAACGCCCAACTCGGATCGTTAATCATGTCGCCGTACAGGTCGTCGTAATGTTTACGCGTCCCGATCGCGGCGATCAGTCCACCGCGAGACAACATCGGGAGCACCGTCGCCCGAAACCACCTTTTAGTTTTCGCGCGCTGTGCTGCTGTGTGACATGTCATGTCGCTCTCGAGGTCGTCCGCGAGAATCAAGTCAAAGTGAGCGCCCGTCACCGCGCCGCCCGACCCGATCGACGTGATCGTCGGGTCGACGCTCTCGAGTTTTCGCGGGACGTATACTTGCGTCTGCGTCCAGGGCGTCGACTCGTCCTCAAACGCTGTACACCCGCGAGCGGGATCACTCGCCCAGTCCGCGACGATCTTCGGCGAGCGTAAGAGCGCTTTGACTCGGCGCATACGCTTCTCGGCTTGGTTCGCGCTCTCGCATATCCAAAGTATACGCACGTCGCGATTGAGGCAAATCGCGCGCACTGCGTATGTGATCGCGGCCTCAGTCTTACCGTGATCACGCGGGGCGAGCACGAGTTGACGACCCTTGTCGCCTTGTTTTTCCGCCGCGTCCCATGTCCGATCTAACTGATCGAACCACGCCGCGCGGTGGGCTGCGTAACGCATCCCGCAATAATACGAATCAAAAAAGACGGGCGAGACTTGTGCGAGCGCGCGTCGCTCGACATCGCTCGCGGGTAAGATAGGTCGAGACATCGCGCGCCCCTCGTGTTATGTGTGCGTGTTGTTTCCTCTCACTATATCACAGGAGTCATGAAATGCTCTGTATCATAGCCGCCTTGCTCATCTATCAACCGCTCCCCCGCTACGAGCGCGCCGCAAAAAACGCCGTCGAGATCTGCGAAGAGATCACGATTCGCGCGATCCCGTTCGGGGTCGATCCCGTGGTCGCGGTCGCGATAGCATCTGAGGAGACGCGACTTCAACGAGACCTAAAGTCGAGTCACGGAGCCGTCGGGCCGATGCAAGTGTTACCGCTGTACTGGTGCCCACAAGTCGGCGCATGCAACGAGATCGACGCGGGTCTGCGCGCGATTGCCTACTTTTTGAGGCGCGAGAAAGGCGACGAGCTCCGCGCGCTCACTGCCTACGCGGGAGCGGGGCCACGCGCGAGAAAGTACGCGCGGCGCGTCGTGCGGAGAGTCGCGCACTTACGCAGCGCCCTCGACGTCGCGAGGTGGGCGCGAACTCAACGAACCTCGCACTGACCCCCACCACATGCACCCTCAAGCATAAGCGTCGTGTTGTCCTCGTCTTCGATGATCCGCTCGTAGTCGAGCACGACGAGCTCCTTTTGCAACTGGCAAAAATAACGATAAGCGGCGAGGCGCGCGGCGCGGTGCGGGTCGTCGTCGGCTATATCGTGTGGCCACGAGATCGCCTGAAACGGCGCTTGAGGGTAATCATAGTCGCCGCTCGCCGCGAGACAAGACACGCCCCCAAAATCCGCGCGTCCCTCGAGGAGCGTCTCCGCGACCTCGTCCCATTCGTGCGCCCTCACTGTACATGTATTAGATACGTTATGCGTGAGCCCCTCGACGCTCTCGGGGCGTAACGTGCCACCCTTCACCCAAGCACTCTGGACGCGGCGCACGAGGTCTAAAAAGGCGGGCGCGTCGAGGTCGTCGCGGACGAGCGCGTCGGGAGCGGTGATCGCGAAAGCGAGACATAGATCCCCCGATGAGCTCCACACGCTCGGCTCGACCGCGTGAGGATTAGCCGCCGCGAACGCTTGCACGATCGGCGAGTCGGCGGGGACTTGAATACGGCGTATGTATTCTCGAGCGTGGTCGGGGTGTATGCCGCTCGAGCACCCTAGATTGACCGCCGCGTTGCCGCTCGGCTTCACGCACGTCACGCGCGCGGGCATCGCCTTCAACCCGCAGCGGGCCCACATCTGAGCCGCGGTACGCGTCGCGATAGAGCTGAGGTGCTCGAGCATCGACGACTCACGCGCCCACTTCGGCGCAGAGCTTAACCCAGTCAGCGAGACGCCGAGGAGCGACTCGCGCTCGAGGATCGCGCGGGTCGCGGTGTCGCTCAGGTAATCGTCATCTGTGCCCGTGTAGCTCGCTTGAATGCATCCTAGAATCGTAGCGAACCGCACCGACTCCTCGGCGTCACGGACTGACACCCACGCGCTCGCGTTAATCTCACAAAGATTGCAGAACTGGAACGCGGTCTCGTATGTGTAGCCGCGCGCGAGATACGCGTCGCGTTGCGTGTGATCGAGCATAGCTCGCGTATAGTTCTCGACGATCTCCCCCTCGGGGTCGCGTATCAGCGTCGGACACATTCCGATCTCGACACATGGATTATACGCGACCTCGAGGCTATCAACCCATATCGTCGCGGGCTCTCCATAGGCGCGGGTTTGCTCAAACACTCGCGCGAAATGCGTCTCGGCTTCGGGATCGTCGCGGCGCACGACCGCAGAGACATTCGCGCGAGCGCGATACGGGTGAGCGACCCACCATTGATCGGCGCTCTTGTATTTTAACATGTCGTCGTCGTCGGGCGAGAACATACAGAGCAGCGCAGAGCGTCGCACACCGCCCGCGAGTACACAGTCCGCGAGGATACACATCAAGTCGCTCGCGTCGACGGGTCGGAGCGACTCCCCCGCGCGTGAAATTAAGAGAGACTCAGCGCGACCAAGCGCGACGCGAAGAGGATACGCACCAGGCGCGCGACCACCACATGACGAGATCGGCGCACCTTTTTCGCGAATGCGTGAAAAATCAAAAGAGGGGAGCGCCGCGTCGCCCATGTACGCGCCTGTGAGAGCGCGGAAAGCGTCGGCCCATCCCTCGATCGTGTCGTCGATGATGTGGTGTCGCTGTTCGCGCGCGCTGAGCTCGGCGACCGTCGCGACGGGTGGGAGTAGCGCGACGTGATGGTCTTGCACACTATAACCCACGCCCGCGCCGCACAAGAGTAAGTAGAGTGCTTGCGCGAAGCGTTCAGGCGCGTCGACGTAGCACGTCGTGCAATTATAAGAGCGCGCGTGTTTTGCGAGTACCGCGTCGCCGCCAAACTGGAGGGATCTTTGTGAGCCGAGGATGCGTCGCTCGTTGATTAGCCGCTCGATCTCTGCGAGCTCAACGCCGAGCGCGTCGGCGCGCTCTCCTAAGTGTGCGCGGTGCATCCGCATCACGCGCGCGGTCGCCTCGTGCCACGTCTCGCGGCGTCGAGATACGGAATCATAGCGCGCGTACTTCTGCTTAAAATTGAACTCGGCGAGCGCCGCTCGTTGTGGGTCTTTAGTCTGAATCATGGGTCTCCTGGTCGAGACGCGCGAGATACGCGTCGGCGTTAGTGATAGCGGTATCGACGACGCTCAGATAATCGGGCAGACCGTGCGCCGATAGCGGTACGCGCGCCCCCTGAACCTCGAGATCGTGCGCGTTCAGTGATCTTTTTTTCACATGAGTCCACGCACGATAATCGACTAGATACCACTCATCGACCAAACGCACAAGCACGAGCGCGAGGTGTCCCCAGTACGACATACGCGTTAAGTCGAGGGCTTGAGCTTCGCCGACGCTCGATAATACGACGCGCCCCGCTTTGCGCGATTTGACTTCCATCAACCCCGCGCGACCGTCGGCTAACCAAATCTCAAAATCAGGGCCCGACGATCCCGTGTTTACGGCTCTGAACACTCCCCCCTTATTGACTCCGCCGACGCGTCGATATGGCTCGTGGCGCTTGCGTACGCGCGCGTACATGCGCGCTTCGTAGTGTGTCCCCATTTGCTCGACGAGGTACTCAGCGTTAGCTCCTGAGCGTTGCGCTTCTTTGTTTGCCGCGCTCGTGCGGCCTCCACGGGGCGGGGGTCTGCGTCTCATGTGGGGTTTATACTCTCTGCGTCTCATCGTTGAGGTCTCGCGGGTGATCGTTTAGTGTGGCGGGATCAACACACGAGAGAGAGGATAACACATGGAGACAGGAACACGCGCGCCCGTGATCGCGATCGAGGGAAATATCGGCGCGGGAAAAAGCACACTCGCGCGATATATACGACGCCATTATCCGAGCTGCCACGTCGTCGACGAGGCAGAGAGCGCGCTCATGAGCGCGTACACACTAAGCCCCGAACGGTGGGGTCTAAGCGTTCAACTCGATCTACTCGTACAGCGCGCGACCGCGCTCCGACTCGCGCAT